CTTGTTTTCTTGCAGTTCTATTCTAGAAATCAGATCATTATGCCGTTTGTCGGATTCTGCCTTGGAATAAGAATCTACATTAACATTGCCGTATTTATCTGGAGCAGTATTGTTAACCTTTGTGACAACGTTAAGATTGGCTACACCATCATCATCAGGATTAATCGCTGTGCCATTATTAAGGCTGATTTGCTTTAACTTCCCGAAAATGTCTTTTAAGTTAACAAAGCTGACTGTATAGTAAGCATCACTGCCATACTTATACCCTGCTCTGTACCAGCATTCAAAATCAAATTTGGTACCCTGGAACATGAACTGTTGGTAGTAGTTTAAGGAATAACCAGGGTTTTCACCTTCGAGAACGAAAATATATGTCTTACCGTCACTCCGATAACCATCAGGTATGTCATTCTTAGCGAAATTAAAACCATTTTTAGAATAATAAATCCCTGGTTCAGTAAGAGAATCAGGGTTAGTTTTATTATCTTCTATAGTCGGGTTGGCAATAGTATGAATTTTGTCTAGATCTTTGTCATTAGCAATTTTGAGGAAGTCTTCCTTACTTGTCGCATTAGCTTTGGTGCGCACGAAAGTTAAGCTTCCCTGTCCGTAGTCGCTAATATAGACAATCTGCTCGTATGTATTTGCACCATTCCACTTTGGCACGTTGAATATCCATCCATAGAGATTTTCTTGCGTTGCATCAAAGCCTGCCATTTTGCCATCAGATTTTAATTGACAGCCTAAAAACTGGCTTATCCCTACAGTAGAAAAAGTATCAAGGTTAATTATTGTATTACTGATATTATTGCCACTTTCACTATTGAGGGCCGATAAATTTTTAATATCAGTATCGATCTTATTATATAAATTAGTTAAGTCCTGCTTTTGCGGTAATGTTTGAACTACCTTAGCTATTTGCTCTTGGGTAACTACACCGTTATCTGTAACATTGACTGATACGTTATCAGTTTGGCCAACTACCACAAACATGGTCAAATTGAATTTGAACAATACTTTGTCCTTAAAATCAGGCATCGTTTCAGGCTCAGCCGCAGTAGTTAATGCGTAAAGAATTTCTTTATCAGCGCTTTCTTCTTTGGCAAACAAGCCAATAGTGTTGACATTATAGCCAGTAGTTAAATCTTTATTGTTAAAAACCAGTTCTGTACCAATGACAATGCTCTTGTCTTGTGCAGAATCCGCAACATTGTTAATTTCGCCATATTGCATCAAGCTAGGCAGTGCCGTTAACTGTTGCAATTCACTGATACTCTTATCTGCTAGTTTTTCAGTTGATGTGGCTGCTCTAGTAATCGTGAACTTTGCTTTGCCTGAATTAGCTTTAGCAGCTAAATCAAGACCTGCATTGGTTAATATTGTTTTATTGTATTTCGACAAATTTTTGCTCCTCCTTTCTAATTAATGAACTGAGACACATTAGCTTGCACTGCAGTTGTTGCTTTGAGCCAGGTTCCAAGACCAACTTTAAAGTCGTTACTAATTTCAGCTCTATTCAATGCTACTCTGATTTCATAGATCATGTTTGCTGGCAGATAGATGTTAAGCAGATACTTAATATTCTCAATCTGACTGCTGTTAATTTCGGCACTCTTAGCTTCTACTATTGCATCCCTCTGAATAACTGTGATTGTCGCAGGAATTTTGAGCGTCGCAAATAGGTCACGCAAGTACCAAATAGTGATTGGTCTTGGAGGCAAAAGTCGCATCAGCACTCTGTTTTGTCGTGCCTCTAAATCATCACTTGGAGCAGGTTTGATGCCAACCTGGTCTTCAAAAACAGAAATTCCTTTCGCATCTGTCTGTGTGACAAACTGATTCAAAAGCAGTCGGAACTGCTCACTTTCAGCTTTATCAAGCACTTCTCCTTGTGCATGCATGATTGCCTGCATTTCATAGACGTCATTGTAATAATAAGGAAGATAGTCCATTAAATTGTTAGCCATCTAACTTTACCTCCCCTAAAATTGGCAGTTGTGAAGTCTGATTATCAAACACAAGGGCAATGTCTTGATCAGAGCCATTTAAGGTTGGAACAGACGCATTGACTACCCCATCAACCATCATTATTTGAGATAGGATTTTTGAGCGGTAAATAGTCTGCGAATATCCTCGCCCAGTTTTTGCATCAATGGTGTTCCAGCTTTGTCTTAGCAGTTTAAAATATTCATCGATAGCAGTTTTAATTTTTGCCTTAACTATGTCTGCTCCATGCGTGCCATCAATATTGACTGTTGCTGCTATATTAACCGTCAAAGGTGTTGGTGCAACGACAGTTACTTGATGGTCGATTGGTGCTAATCCATAGCCCTGACTCTCATTATCTGTGGGATCAATGATGTTCTTAACCTTTTTGACTAAGTCAGCACTGGCAGGCATTAGGTTATTGTCAACAATCACGAGCTTTACTGTGCCAGCTCCATTCCACACTGGATAAACCTGACCAGCACCAACTTCGCTAATTTTATTAAGCATTGCCAAGTAATCAGTAATGTTGCCGCCGTAAGCAATCCAGTCATCAGCTTTTAATAAGCGGTCACGTAAGTGGTCATCTGTTTCTGCATCTCGAGCAGGAGCCACTATCTCGGTTATTTCTGCCCATGAAAGAGTGTCGTTACTCGTTACTGGTAAGATTTGACCAATGTAGGAGTTGGCTGTTGTCCCTGGATCGTCAGCAATTAATTCACCTGTTAAATCATCATTGATTTTCTGCACAGTATAAAAAATAGGCGTTTCACCAATGCTTGCGAATTGGTCGCCTATCTGTACGTTATTAATTGAGTTGCCGTCAGAATCTAAAAACTTTGCTTTAACTTCCGTTCGCGTTGCCGCATATCTTGAAGTGCCATGTTCTTCTGCCCGATAATCAAGGAATTGATCTTGAGCAGTCCTGATATAAGTTTGCTTAATAATATTGGCACGAGCCAGTGATTGTTGTGCCATAACCATAGCTGCAGGTGCCAGTGCGTCATATACGACCGAGCCTTCTCTTTGATCAATATCATCTGGCACATTATCTAGCATCAGATTAAGCCAATATTCAAAATCTTGCGCCATGTAGCTTTCTGCCAACTCATCTGGTGTCATCAACACTCACCTCACTATCTATATTAATATTGCCGTACACCGTGACGCAGGTGCCTTTAATTCCTAAAGTATCTCGGCTTACTTCAGTTACTTCATCTATATCAACATCAACCACTCGGTCATCTGCCAGTAATGCTTCTTTTATCATTCGCTCGGCTTCAACTTTGGCATAGCCCATGTCTTTGCCAATTAAATCGTTTAGGTCATTGCCGTATTGGCCGGAATAGATGGGATAGACTAGACGATCTGTCTGCAGTATTTTGTTTACTGCTTGAATCATGGCTTGCTTTTCATCAACCTTGCCTCTGATACGACCATTTTCAATTTTAAAAGTCACGGTTGGTTCATCGTCTAAAGTCTCATCATCATCTCCGTCAGTGTCAATGTCAGCATCTTCTAGTTCGGCACTCTCATCGTCCATGTTGTCATCGTCAGTCACAATAATATCGTCATCGTCCATCTTATCCCTCCTCTCGTTCGAATAGGTAAAACTGCTGTCCGCCATCCATGCGGATCATGGTTACCTTGTCGTTCTTTTTTAGGCTGTTATCAAATTCCATATCTTTAAAAGCAATTTTTTCAGTTTTAATCACATCACTACCAGTAATAGTTGCTTTGCCGGGTAACTTGAATTTACCAATATGCCTGCCTAACACAATAAAGTTATCGTCAATAACCATGTTGTTAGAAAGTTGCACCTTCAACGGCTCAGTGCTGGTCACAACTCCATAAACCACGTCAGCATAGTCACTGTCTTTACCACCGCGACTATTTAGCATCTTAATTAAGAGGTCTCCAGCCATTCCGCACCTACTTTCATTGTGAGATGACACATGTAATCTGTGCCAAATTCATGTTCTGCTTTCAAAATAGGGCAATTTTTCAATGTCTTATTAATATCGTTAATTTTAATCGTCACGGCATTACCTGCAACAAGGTCAACGTTGCCGATGCAGTCAACGGTTAATTCCTTATTCGCTCTGTTACGCTTGCGTAGTTCATCTTTTGCCTGTTTAACCATCTGTGCATGGTTAGCCTTGTTCTTCTTATTGACCGTAACTTGCAACTTACCCCATTGTTCAGTGGATTTGCCCTTGGCACTAGTAGATTTAAAACTGGTGCGTTTCGGGTCATCCTGCTTGGCAGTGGCAGACTTTGACTTAGACTTTTTCGTGTCTTTCTGTATTACTTTAACCACATTAGCTGTGTCATTAATATCAACGGCATAAGAAAAGCCAGTCATAGCCGACTTACTACCGATTATAATTTTTAATTTCTTGTACGGTGC